GGTGACTCTGAATTAGGAAAAGACGTTGTAGACGAACTTACTAATGCATTTACTATTCCACAATTTAACGAAGAATTAAAAGACATGTTCCCTTTGCTATACAGCATTTACAAAAAACGCATTGCTGAAACAACATTAAATCTAGATGATGTTGTAAGCGAGTCACATGACGATGAAGAACACGAAACTGAATTTGAATTTACAGGCGACGATGGCGAAACAGGTATGGGATATCTTTACTACAAAGTAGTTAACGGAAAAGTAGATCCTAACTCATTAAGAGGTGAAGCAGAAGGTGACGGCAACAATAAACTAGATAACGAACTAGCAACTGCTGTTGTTCAACCAGATGGTCCAGACCACGAATACGCAATAGATGCCGCACAAGACGATTACGATGATAAAATGAGTCAAAAAGAAATCCATTCACCAGAAGAAGAATTCGAAGACTGGGCAGACTCTGTTATTGACGAAACCTTAGACAAACAACGTATTGCTTTACTAAACAAATTAGTAGGTAAGAATTTTCCAGTAGGTCCTGATGCTACCAACGCAATTGAAAGCCTTAAAGGTATAATTGACGATCAGGAACTTATGGACGAACTAAAAAGTCTAGCAGACAGTGATGCTGATGCATGTGCTAGACCTTCCATTTACAGATACATTCAAAAGAATGATCCTGAAGCATTAGATAAAATAAACTTCGGTGATATGAAAATGGAAGACGATACAACTGATGTTACTATTGACAAAGACGGTGCTATGAAATTAGCAGGCCCGAAAGACGAAGAGCCTAAAGATGAAAAAGCATCAACAGAAGATATTATCGAGTTTGTCCGCTCATTCTATGATAAAGAAACTGGAGCGTTTCCAAAAGGTGAAACAGGCGTAGTTATTTCCGCTCGTAAGCGTTTTGGCGATTCCGTAGGGGATCTAGTCGAAAAATTTGTATCCAAACTAACAGGTAAGGAAGTACAAGTTGAAGACGATCAAGATGTAGAAGAAGGTAGCATTAAGTATATGCACAGTCTTAAAGCCAAAGGTCACAGCGATGAAGAAATAGCCAAAGAACTAAACATGTCCGCTGATGAAGTACGTAAGGCTATGAGCAAGACTGACGAAGGCCAAGAGGAAAAAGACAACAAAGGTTTCTCAGATAAAGAAATCAAAATGGCATTCGGTGTACTAAATGATCCTAGATACAAGGGCGGTAACTATTCTGGAGCAGTTGCTACAATCGAAAAGATTGCTAAAGGATTGTCCAAACACCCTAGTGTAGAAAAAGCGTTAATGAGAACAAACGAAGAATTAGACTACATCAAAGACAAATTGGCAAAATTACTTAAATAAATTCAGAAATTTTAGTTGACCTTTAGAGGAAAACTAAATATAATAGTAGATATGTTGTTAGAAACTATCTACAACAGGCACATAAAGGCAAAACATAGGAGGCTTAAATTATGGCAACATTAGCAGAAATTCGTGCAAAATTACGCGAACAAGAAAACAAAACGGGTGGCAACACTCAATCAAGCGGCGGCGATAACGCAATTTACCCACATTGGAATATGGCAGAAGGAACTGAAGCAGTGCTTCGATTCTTGCCAGACTCTGATCCAAATGCAACTTTCTTTTGGAAAGAGCGTTTAATGATCAAACTTCCTTTTGCGGGAATCAAAGGACAAACTGATTCACGTCCAGTGACAGTTAACGTTCCATGTATGGAAATGTATGGAGAATCATGCCCTGTACTACAAGAAGTACGTGGTTGGTTTAAAGATCCAGCACTAGAAGACCAAGGTCGTAAGTACTGGAAAAAACGTTCATATATTTTCCAAGGCTTTGTAGTTGAAAGTCCAATTAGTGAAGATTCAACTCCAGAGAATCCAATTAGACGTTTTATTATTGGTCCACAAATTTTCCAAATCATTAAAGGTGCTTTGATGGATCCTGAAATGGAAGAACTTCCTACAGACTTTGTAAGAGGTGTTGACTTCCGTATTAAGAAAACATCTAAAGGTGGATATGCAGACTATTCAACTTCACAGTGGTCACGTAGAGAGCGTGCTTTAACTGATGAAGAGAAAGCGGCAATCGATGCACACGGAATGTATAACTTAAACGACTTTTTACCTAAGAAACCTTCGGACGTTGAAGTTAAAGTTATCCAAGAAATGTTTGAAGCATCTGTTAATGGTGAAGCATATGATCCAGAGCGTTTTGGTCAGTACTTTCGTGCTCCAGGCATGAGTGCTCCAACTGGTGATCCGAACAAGAGTGCATCAGCACCAGCGGCAACACCTGCTCCTACTCCAGCACCTGAACCAGTAGCAGAAACTGTAGCACAACCTGCTCCAGCGGCAACTACTGCAAGTGCAAGTGAAGATAAACCAAGTAGCGAACGTGCTAATGATATTTTAGCAATGATCCGCAACCGTCAATCTTAATAAGGAGTAATCATGGCGAAACCATTCGACGTTAGTAAATTTCGTAAGAATCTTACCAAGAGCATTACAGGCCTAGGTGTAGGTTTTAACGATCCTACTGACTGGGTTTCGACCGGCAATTACGCACTTAACTATCTTATCTCTGGGGACTTCCACAAAGGAATCCCCTTAGGTAAGGTAACGGTGTTTGCTGGCGAATCCGGTGCAGGTAAATCTTATTTTGCAAGTGGTAACATTGTGAAAGCGGCACAAGATCAAGGCATCTTTGTAGTCCTAGTTGACTCAGAGAACGCACTTGATGAAAAGTGGCTTAAAGCACTAGGTGTTGACACAGCAGAAGATAAACTTCTACGTTTGTCGATGAGTATGATCGACGATGTAGCAAAAACTATTAGTGAGTTTATGAAGGATTACAGAACAGATTATGATACTGTAGATCCTGCAGACAGACCTAAGGTACTGTTTGTGATTGACTCGCTTGGTATGTTGTTAACTCCAACAGATGTTGATCAGTTTGGTAAGGGTGATTTGAAAGGTGACATGGGTCGTAAGCCTAAGGCACTGACAGCACTTGTACGTAACTGTGTGAACATGTTTGGTAGTTACAATGTAGGTATGGTATGTACTAACCACACATACGCTTCACAGGATATGTTTGATCCGGATGATAAAATTTCCGGCGGACAGGGTTTTGTGTACGCTTCATCAATTGTAGTAGCAATGAAAAAATTGAAACTAAAAGAAGATGAAGATGGTAAAAAGGTAACAGATGTGCGTGGTATCAGAGCCGCTTGTAAGGTTATGAAAACACGTTACGCTAAACCTTTTGAAGGTGTACAAGTTAAGATTCCATATGAAACTGGTATGGATCCTTACAGTGGTTTAGTAGACTTGTTTGAAAAACAAGGAATTCTAAAACAACAAGGTAACAGACTTAAATTTGTCAACAGTCGTAATGAAGAAATCCTAGAATATCGTAAAGATTGGACAGGTGAAAAATTAGAAATCATTATGGAGGACTTTTCCAAGATTAGGCATAAGTACGAAGAGGCAGAAACGCCCGTAGAGGATGAATCTGCTAGTACAACTAACGAGGAAAAATCAAGTGACGGAGATGAGTGAAGACCAACTAATTGACCTTTGGGATATCTTTAGTGAGTATGTCCCAAAGGCTAACAAAGAACAACTAGCAATGCAGTTTGTTAAATGGTGCCAAGATAACGGCGTCGATGAAGATACACTTTATGCTGTTGGAAGTGAGGACCCGTATCTACAAGAAGCGGTAGAAGACATTCAAGGTAAAAAAGGATATAATTCTGACGATGACGAATGGGAAGAAGATTATTCCAGCGATGACGAAGATTGGGACTAAATGATTAATTGGTATTCTAGAGTTACTCAAGATATTGCTAACATTCCAGATGCAATCGTATGGTACGAAAATGAACTGGAAGAAGCACGTAAGCAAACTAGATTGTTTGGAAATCTAGAAAAATCCGCGGCATCTTTACCGGGTGTTGTCGAAGAACGCTTTGGACAGTTGCAAGAAATTGAGGCAATTCTAGAATACCTTAATATC